TCTTGTCCATAGATTCTTCATCTATCTCAACTGCTTCTGAGATAATATCTTCTCCATCTTCATTCTTTTGTACTATGTCGTCTATATACTCAACAGATGCGAAATTACCTTTCTCTAACATCATTTCAAGCTTTCTACGAAGCTTTCTATTATTGATAAGTAGATTGTTTGATATGGCTAAATCTATGTAGTCCTTCGTGTCCTTAATCTCATCTAATCTATCAATATCCTCTTCAGTTATTACTCTGAACTTTCTGAATACTGGTGAGTAGTTGTTTGCATGAAAAGATACTTCATTTGTATCTAAATCTAATATAGTGATTCCTTTTTGGTCTCCCGTATCGTTTCTATCCATTTGGTACAAAGACCCTATGAATCTAAAATTTTTGTTCTGTTGAACAAGATGAATATGGCCCGAAAATACATCTTTGTATCCACTAAAGTTCTCTACATCAATCTTATCTGCGTTTCTATGTGCAACAGAGTTTAGGTGCATTTTACAACCATTTAAGTCTGAGTGGCAAAATAGATAGTCTCCTGGATTACTACCAAGTTCTTTAATCATATCGAGTCTTTTCTCTACCCATGGTATTAGAACAAGCTTTTGATTGTTTACTTCGATTGTGGTAGTTTTTTCATATACGGTTATGTTTTTGTTCATATAACTGAACAATCTAACAGAGTTGACTTCGTTTGATCCTTTGTTAAATAAATCGTGGTTTCCAACCATTATATGAATTGGTATAATATCAGAGATATCTTTAAGTATTTTTTCCACTTTATTTGATATGTTTATAGGAATGGATGTTCTATTATCGAATAAATCACCTAAGTGAATCAGTATGTCACCAGGCTTCGCGTTTTCTTTTAGATAGGGGATTACATAGTTATAGAATGTTGATTCCATCATATTCATCCATTTATCTAGGTTGTTTAGATAGATACCAAAATGGGTATCTGTTATCATATATACTTTCATTGAAAATGATAATTTTTTGTATGATTTATATGATTTTTATGTATTTAAGTTTAAATAAGTGAAAATGGAAAAAAATTGCTTTTTTAATATAATATATACATTATAGTTAAGCCTTTAAAAAAACAGAAGGTAAAAAAATATTAATATATACATTATAATTGTTTACCAATTACATAAAAAATAAATAAAAAAAATATGCCATTACCACATTATACGCAGATTTCCAATGTTGGTTCTCCAGGTGGACCTGGAACACTACCAGATGAAGTAGTATACCTAAACTTGTTTGAGGTAACATTCGTGTTACCAGTTATCTTACAGGCACAAAAAAGAGATGCTCTTTTATTGTTAGAAAACGCTACTAAAATAAGTTTAGCAAACTTAACAGAGTTTGATACTGCTGCCAAAGAGCAAAGATTCAAATACTCTACAAGAGTTTTTCAAACAACTCCTACTAAGACTAGTGGTACGTTGGCAATACCTTTCCAGGTAAATGTTAATAACAATGGTTCTATGGAAGTTTGGAATACTTTGAAAGCTTGGTATGACTTACTTTTTAACTCTCAAAATGGTTCTCTTCACTACAAAAGTGATATGATTGGAACTATTATCGTAAATCAACATGATAAAAAGGGTGTTGTATTGAGAAGGGTTACTTTCCAAAACTGTCAAATGTCGAAACTTGCAGGTTACGAACTTGATTGGGCATCAAATGATATCATTCCAACAGTTAGTGCTGATTTTGTATATGATTACTTCATTGATGAATACATTGACTCAGGATTCTCTATTAATCCTCCACTTATTTCAGGATATTAATACTAAATATAAAAACCCACTCAATCGAGTGGGTTTTTTTATGTCTATTTTTATAACTAAAAAACCCACTCAAAATTTGAGTGGGTTTTTCTATTAGAATTTTGGCATGCTTATATTGCTTGTCATACTCGATGCGTTCTTCATCATCGAACCTGTATCTGGCATTCCTTTTTGTTGCTCTCCTTCGTCTTTCTTTCTTTGATTGTCTTCTTCTTCGACAATTTCGTTAACAAGTTTGATGTTTTCTTCAAACATCCAGAAAGGCCAATCATCCATTGACACTTCCTGTGTGTGAAAGTGTTTTTGGAGCATTAATTTATTCTTTAATATATGCTTCAAAGGCATCATGAATAACGAAAATACTTGAGGCTCCGTTGGGAAATTGCATATCTGTGTGGACCTCCTCACCACACTGGCATAACTTTTTAAGTTCTTTTATTCCAAATGTCATCTTGCCCACAGCTGCATTCAAAAATTGAAATGAGATATCATCCATTTCTTCAAATTCTTTAACTTTTGCTTTTACTCCGTCATATGTTATAGAAGTTCTACCATTCATCATAAAAGGAATGATTTTTAAGAAAGCTAAATTAGGATTTCTTTTTTCATTATTTTCTTTCATAATGTATTCTGTGAAAGCCTTTTGAAGTCCAATGTTAGGTGGAGTCAATTCAAAGGCTTTACCATTAACTGTTTTGAAATGATATGATCCTGAATTTCTGTTGTAGAATCTTTCAAGTTTTTCATCTATTTCATGGAAAACAAAGTTTTCTTTGTTTAGTGAGATTGCCACTTCTTCGCCACAACTACATTTTGCATTTACTGATAATGAATTTCCTGATTGGAAAGTAAGTTCTCTGATAAGAAAAACTAAGAATAGTCTATCTTGATCTTTGATATCTAAATAAGATCCTATTTTACCATCAGAATATTTAACTCTAACACATGATTGTAAAATATCATTCATTTTTTCCACTATGTCGTAGAAGTTCTGGTCGTCTACCATAGAGTATGCTTGAATCTCTTTTACTTGTGCTGGTCTTACCATGAAAAGAGTTCCTGTTGGATAGAATTGTCCACAAGGTAATTCTCTGATATCGAAGTTGAAGTATTGTAAGTCACTTACTCTAGTTCCCTCTACTACAGGTTTTTGTGCGGTTGTATTGTCATTAAAGTTGTTCTGATTCTTACTTGGATCGATATCGTTTAGATGTCTCTTTAGGTAGTCCTCTTCACTCATTTCTTGTTCTTTAGACATAATGTTATTTGTTATTTTTTAAATATATATTAGATATATCTCTCTTCCTTATATCTTCAAATAACTATAAAGTTTTCATAAAACAAAAAAACCTCAAATTTCTTTGAGGTTTTTTTATTTTTAGTGTATATTATGCGAATCCACCTGCTGCAATAGCTCCTGTTCTTAGTATAGTTACATTGTTAACAATGATTCCCATACCTTTGATAGGTTCTACGTAAGTATCAAGTACACCGATTTGGTTATCGATAATCTCAGTCGTATTGTTTTCCTCATCCATTTTATTGAAGTAGTTGTACAATCCATTTTTACTTACATATGTTTCACAGATTACGTCAGCTCTAAGTTTGATTTCAGCTCTGATGTCTGGTGTGTTATATCTCCATTGGAAGTCTAACAACATTCTTGATAACTCTCTTTCAAGCTCGATAAGTACCTCTCTAACGTGAATGTAAGAAAGTGCCGATTTGTAAAGAGTTTGTGCTGTATTCTCAGTCTCAATAACGTTTCCTCTATTTCTTTTGAAAACGATTGGGTTGATTTGAGCACCATTTAACCACTCTATGTCAGATGGAGTAAAGTCCATTTCTAATCCAGCGATGTTTGTGATTCTACCGTTAGTAACACCCGCTGCGATTGTCCAAGGAGTAATAGATCCAACATTTGATGTATGTTTTCTCATATACGTTGTTGCTGCATGAGATGCTGGTGGCATATCTAATGGTCTTCCATTGTCATTTACTGTTAAGTAAGGCATGAAGTAACCAACACAAGTTGTACCTGCTCCGTCACCGAATGAGTAAAGGAATGCTGGTCCACTTTCAGGATCTCCACCTTTGGCAATAAACTCTGCTTGAAGAACTCCTTCTGCGTTTACGAATGTTGGAGAGCTTGAGTTTTTGAATGACTTCATAGAAGGCATATTCAAGAATCCAAATGCGTCTAATCTATCTCCACAGATGTCAACTAATTGTTGTTTAGATCTTTCTGTCAATCCTAATCCAAATGAATCGATTAAGTATCTGAAGTCTAAAGCTTCTTTGTTAGTTATTGCTTTGAACAATGGTGTTCCTTTTGAAACAAGATTTAATACTGCATTTTGTCTAGCTTCAGTTCCATCAGGTAATGATGCTTCTCTTACTCTGAATCCTTTTAAAGAGATTGCTTTGTAAGTTGTTGCATAGTTATCAACAGTTTTGTATCTTGTTGTTTGCCAGTCTCCACTAAAATTAACCTTTTTGATTTCAGAATCACAAGTTATTTCAACTAAGTCTGCGTTTCCAGTGTATTGTCTTTTTGAAACAATTCTTGTTAGTTTTCTTGGATATTGACCAATGTTTAGTGTTAGTTCATTATACTTAGCCTCTAAGAAGTCTCCAACTTTTACTTCAGTATATCTAGCTCCCGCTACAAGAACTTTGTTAGGAACTTCAACATATCCAGCAGGATACTCAATCTCTAAAGATTGTTTGTAGTTTGTTATTGCAGAGTTTATTTCGAATGTTCCTGCTGTTTCGATATCTACATCCTCATATGAATTAAATGTTTCATCCATAAAAGATACATTTAAAACTTCTCCATCAACATACATTTTAAGGTAGTGTTTAGTGTTGAAGTCTGATATTATAGAAACGTTTTGTACTCTTTCGTAAGAAGTTTCTTCGTTTACTTTATATACGTGTGTGAATATTCCAG